CTCGAGGTCGTCGGCGGCTGCGAAGGGGACGGCCATGGTCACGCCTCCGTGACGCGCTGTTCGCCGGTGTCGATGTCGCGGATGACGGTCACATGCGTGCCGTCCGGCCGGATGGCGTCGAATCGTTCGGAGCGGTGGCCGGCGGGAGGGAACGGGGCGGGCTCCTCCGGCTGCGGGTCCGGAGTGGTGGCGGGCTCCTCCGGCTGTTCCGGGGTGTCGTCGCCGATTTCCTCGGCTGGTTCCTGCGGGGTGACGTCGAGCTTCTTGTCAGCCATTGACGACTCCCTTCAGTCGTGCGGCGGCCTTGCCGGAGAACACGCCGAGGCCGCAGTAGAACTCGATGCGGGTGCGGTAGGCGGGCTTTTCCTGCAGTTGGCCGGGGTCCTCGACCTGCACGCCGCCGTTGGTCAGGCCGGTGACGCCCTGGTCGCCCTCGCTCGCGCCGAACTTGACGGCGTAGATGCTGGTGGTGGTGGAATTGGTGCCCTGCGTCTCGTTGTTGTCGAGGATCTCCTCGCCGGCGGGGGTTTGGCCGGCCTCGAGCAGCGGGATGCCGTTCCATTGCATGACGCGCTTGCCTACGATGTCCTGCTGGAGGGTGGTGTCGTAGGAGATGTGGCGCATGGCGCTGCCGATCTTGCGGATGATTGCGGAGGAGGCGTAGATGGCGCCGTTGGTGGGGTTGATGCCGGGGACTGCGCCGAGCAGTTCGTCGAGCTTGTCGAAGAACTTGTGGATGTCGGCGTTGGAGTCGCCGAGGATCGGCATGCCGTTTTCCGCGGCGTCGATGACCTGTTTGCCGGTGAGGCGCTTCTTGAGGCCGTCGAAGCTCTTGGTGTCGACGGCCGTGTCGCCGTTGAAGAAGGTCTCCTGGAACTTGTAGCTGATCGCCTTGACCTTGAGCGTGGTCTGTTCGGCGCGCTGGTCGTTGACGTTGCTGCGAGTCTGCTGGATGAACCTGTCGACGTCCGCGTCGCCGCCGAGGATGACGAGCTTCTCGCTCTTCTGGTTGAAGGTGCCGGTGGACTCGGTGTAGGACTCGTTGACGCCTCGGAACGCGACGCCGGGTAGGGTCGCCTCCTCGTTGTAGGCGTAGGCGTTGCCGTCGATGTTCATGAGCGGGATGCGGTCGAGGATCGGGCTGACCTGCACGAAGGTCTCGAGGACGCCCTTGGCGAGGGTGTCGGTGGAGAGCTTCGCGGCCTCGGTGAGGTTGAGTGCCATGGTTGTATTCCTTTCTGGTGGTTATTTGGCCGCGTAGGCTTGCGAGAGGAGCTGCAGCGGCGTCATGTTGCCGGTGGTTGAGGTGGCCGTTGCGCCGGCGGGCGGGGTGGGCAGTCCGATGTTTGGCCTGAGACTGTCCTTGAGCGCCTTCGCGTTCGCCTTGAGTTCGTCGCCGTCGCCTTTGAGCCGGGAGATGACGTCCCGGCCGAGGCCGGTGTCCTTGGCGAGCTGGCCGATGAGGGTTTCGCGTTCGGCGGTGGCCTTGAGCGTGGTGATTTCCTTCGTCAGCGCCTCGATCTTCTTGTCGGCGGCTTCGAGCTTCGCGGCGTTGCCGCTTTCGTTGGCGTCGTATTTGGCGGCTTTGGCCTTGTATTCGTCGTATCCGGCGTATTTGGCTTCGAGTTTCGCTTTTTCCTCTTCGACGCGGGCGGCTAGCGCGTGGCTGAACTCCTTGGCGTTGTCGGTCGTGGTGTTCTTCGCGTTGTCGCCTTCGCCGTTGGTGTTCTGGCCTGCGGGTGGTTCGCCTGCGCCTCCTTGTGGTTCTCCGCCTTCGATGAGGAGGAGGTGGCGCATGAGGTTGTGGTGGCGGCGGGAGATGAAGTGCATTGGTGCTCCTTTGGTTTTTGCGCACGGTTAGCGACGCGGCGTGCGGGGTCCGCGGTGAGTGGCTGGCGCAGGATTCGGA